GACATCACCAAGGGGATCAGCCTGTCGGAATCGACCACCAGCTGAGCTAGACGTCACTGCTTCTGTTGCCTCCCCTCCTGCTGACATCTGCGCCCGTCAAGTGGTAGAATAGGACCGATTGGGTGGTCAATGGTGACCCGCTGAGTCTCGCTCAGCCGGTCAACGCCCCACAAACCAGCGGACACACAAGCCACACACTGTCTATGGTGTGTAGAGATGAGCCGGCGTAGCTCAGTTGGTAGAGCGGCTGATTTGTAACCACGCTCTCTGTTTCCCTTGGGTATCTGGTTCGCACCTCAGTTCGCGTCTTTGAGTAGCGGAAATGTAGCGCTATCGTGGCTCGCGGCTAGGATTCGTGGCGGCCGACGCAGCGATTTCGCATGGGTGGAGGTAAGTCCCGATGAGCACTTGAGCGTCCGGAAGCAGCGTCAGGCGAAATCATCGCCTGCCGACGCCTGCCGTGTCGATCCTCACGGCAGTGGCGGAGATGTAGCGCTTGTGTAGTGGATCGGTAGCGGTCCGCAACACGCCAAAGGCATCGGTAGCGAGTTCAACCGATGGCACCGGCCAACACGAGAAACGTAGCGTCGCTCATCTGGATGCAACACTCAGAGTAGACACTGGGAACCTCGCCAGGACGAAACGAGGCGCGGCTCGGATTCGGTGGCGATCCGGGCCGCAGAAGTCCAGAGTGCTGCAGGTTGGTCAGGAGGAAGCCTTGCCCTTCGATCTCCGCCTAGCCGGACTCTTCTTGGGTGCACTCACGGACGCAGCCTTGGCCTTCCGCTCGGCATAGTACGCGCGCTGTCTGGCGGCGTCCCCGCAGTGCGAATCGCAGAACCGCTGGTCGATGCGCTTGGGGAAGAAGAACCGGCGACACCCGTCACACTGACGCATGGCGCTGGCCTCGTCGGCCAACTCTCCCAGTTGCAGATACATCGCTCCCAGAAGATCGCGAGCCGCGCGGGAACGCACCAGGAGCATTGCCTGCTCCGGCGGGTCCCCATCTGGACCGCCTCGCCCCGCCGGGCCAGAGACCAAGAGAAGACGCGACCAGCGGCGGACCGATCGTTGCTCTCCGATGTTGAGCTGGGCGGCGAGCAGGTCATTGCCCCAGCCGACACATTCGTCATCATCGAGTTGGCGCAACTGCTGGCCTTCATTCTCCTCCCCCTCCTCACCGGCCGGCAATTGCTCGATGGAGAAGCTGCCCACCTTGCGGCCGTCGTCATCGGTGACATCGCGGATGACTCTGCCGCCGTCGATACTCAGGCCGACCAACTTCTTCCCTTGAGGAATGCCGCCGGTCAACGCACGTACGAAGGCGACACGGTTCTCCTTCAGCGCGCGGTAGAGATCGTAGGTCAGCCGCAACTCACGCGCCCGCTCCCGTAGCCACCAGAGGGGCTCGCACAGCAGCGCCGTCGCCTCACTGGGCAGCTGCTCCTGTGCCCGGCTCTCCAGCCGCAGCCCCCATGTGGGGAAGATGCCGCCGTCTCGGCGCACTCGCTCTCGCAACGGGCCGTAGCGAGCATAGAAGTCGATGACCTTCTCGTCGGTAGCTTCGATCTCTCCTCCAAATAGGTGCATGAACTCCCCCACCAGGTCCCGCTCCCTAAGAGGGGAGTACCACTCGGTGTCAGTCAGCTCCATCGTTCCGCCGCGGTGCCGGAAGAACTCCACCATGCGCTGATCTCTGGGGTCCGCATCCGGTGGTCGCTCCCATTCATGCAGCGGCCGGATGCGGGCCTGCACCCGAGGCCAAAGGCCAGACGCCAATTCTGCTTCGTACCGTTCGTGGTGGTTCACACTCATCGGCGTGCCTCACGCTATTTCTAATCCTGCCAGGAAAGCTAGCTCACGCGATATGGTATTGTAGAACCGCAGACTCCGTGTTAGACTCATCTTGTTACGCCAGTTAACATAGGCATGCTAGCAGCCGCAGAAGTCACTGTCAATAGGTGACAGGGATCCGGATGGCGAGGGACAGCCGACCAAACACAGGTGACGCTTCGCCCCAGGGGCAGGGCGGCCTCGAGCCAGCGGCATGGGAGCGGATGATTGAGGAGACGCCGAAGGCCTACGCGGTGTTTCGCGTCTTCCTCGACCAAGGGGTGCAGCGCAGCTACGCCGCGACCGCCCGCGCGCTGGGAAAGCACGAGTCTCAGGTTCGCCGCTGGGCGGGGCCGTTTCGCTGGAAGGAGCGCGCCCATGCCTGGGACCTAGCTCAGAGCAGGGAGGTCGAATTGCTCCTGCGGCAGGAACGAGAGCAGGCGGCGCGTCGCCGGATGCGTCACGCGGAGCAGATCGAGAAGATGGCGATGGCGGGTATCGGGAAGTTGGTGGCCCGCGATCCGCAAACCGGAGAGCCGCAGCTCAGCCCCCTGCTCACTCCGCCGATGGCGGTGAGGCTCTACGATTTAGTACTGAAGATCGACAGTTCGCTGCCCGGCCCGCGAAACGACGGCGACTCACCTTCCCGTGATATCGCCGACCCACTGACAGCCTTTTCTGACGCCGAACTCAAGCAGATTCTGGCACTCGCCAAAGAACGCGCATCCCCAGTAGGAGGAAGCGAAGGTGACGACAACCCGACGTGACGCGAATCAGCCCAGAACGGAAACGGCCGAGCGTGCGCCGTCAGCGCCGAAGCTGCGAATCCAGCATGTTGCGATCTCGCAGTTGAGACCCTGGCCGGAGAATCCGCGGATCATGCCAGAGGCCGAGATGCACAAGTTGGTGCGGTCGTTGGAGAGCTTCGGAATGGTGGAACCGCTGGTCGTGCGACGCTCCGATCGGTTGGTGATCGGAGGCCACCAGCGGTTGGCGGCAGCAAAGGTGTTGGGATTCACAAAGGCGCCAGTCGTCTACGTCGAGATCAGCGATGGAGAGGCGAAGACGCTCAACCTCGCTCTCAATCGCATCCAGGGGGAGTGGGATTTGCCCAAACTTGGCGCACTGCTGGACGAACTCCGCGAACTCCCGGAGTTCGATATGACCCTGACCGGGTTCGACGGTGACGAGATCGAGAAGCTGCTGAGTGAGCTTGAGCATCAGCTGCCACTTCCTGACTTTGAGGAGACCTTCGACGCCGAACAAGCGATGGCGGAGGCCGAGCGGCAGACTGGTCCCACCCGCATCCAACCCGGCGATCTCTGGGAACTCGGGAAACACCGACTGCTCTGCGGCGACGCGACCGATCCGGCGAGCTGGGAGCGATTGATGCAGGGACGGAAGGCACACGCCGTCATTACTGACCCCCCCTACGGCATCAACTACGTTGGCGGCCGCGCCGCCCAGGAAGGGCGCATCTCCTCTCGGAGGCGAGGCACAGAGGGCCGACAAGGAGATGCCTACTGGGACGACCTCACTGATGAGCAATAGCGCGCCTTGCTCATTGCGAGCCTCGGTCTGGCACATCAGCACTCCGATAGCAAATCGCCTCTCTATCTCTGGCACGCAAGCAGCCACCTGCGCGATGTGCTGGACTGCATGCGTGAGACCGGATGGCAGGAACGCAATCTGCTGGTCTGGGTTAAGAACAACGGGGCGGGCGCGCTCTTCGCCCAGTATAAACACTGGTATGAACCTTGCTTCTATGCGTTCAAGGCGGGCAAGTCCCCCCGCTGGTACGGCCCCAGTAACGAACGCACCGTCTGGGAATACGACAAGCCCACGGTGAACGACCTCCATCCTACCATGAAGCCGGTTCCGCTGATCGAGCGCTCGATCCTCAATTCCACCTCTCGCCGGCAACTGGTGGTCGATTGCTTCATGGGATCAGGCACGGCTATCATCGCCGCCCAGTGCACCGGTCGAGTCTGCTATGGGATAGAGCGCGATGCCAGATACTGCGACGTGATCGTCGCGCGCTGGGAAGCGCTAACAGGCCAGGAGTCCCGGCGCGTGTCTGAGGAATCGTAGCCCGCACCCACATATGGAGGAACAACAGTGAGCGCTTGCCGCCGACTCGAGCACGAGCGGCAGAAATACCTGCAGCTGATGCAGCGCGCTCAGTGGATTCTGGATGAGCGCAATGACCCGCGCCCATGGATTGAGTCGAACTTGGTCATCCGCGACAAACATCGGCAGGTGATCCCCTTTCATTTCAACTGGCCCCAGGATCACTACTGGAGACACCGCACCTCCTTCGACGTCATCCTGAAGCCGCGCCAGCTGGGGTTCACCACGCTGGTCTGCGGGATGTTCCTCGCCGACACGCTGCTGCGGCCTAACACCACCACAGTGATTGTCGCGCACGATCTGGAGTCGACGAAACGGATCTTCGGAATCGTCCAGCTCTTCTGGGAGCGGCTGCCGGATGAGATGAAACGGAGAGCAGGCCCGCCCAGCCGCTCAAACAGGAGAGAGTTCTTCTGGCCGAACCTGAACTCGCACTTCTACGTCGGCACCGCCGGCTCGCTCTCTTTCGGACGCGGCATGACCATCAGCAATGTCCACGCCTCGGAGCTGGCATTCTGGCCCAAGCCGGAGGAAGCGCTGATCGCGCTGACCGAGGCGGTGCCCAAGATCGGGGGGAGGATCATCGTCGAATCGACCGCCAATGGGGTCGGGAACTTCTTCCACGACTTCTGGATCGCGGCAGGCGAGAAACGCAATGGCTTTCGGCAGCAGTTCTACGTATGGTTCGAAGATCAGACCTACCGATTGCCAGGCCGCCCTGTAGGGGAGCTGACGGCGGAGGAGCGCTGGCTCAGAGACAAGTACGGTATAGACGACGATCAGATTCGCTGGCGGCGGACGACGATGGACCGGCTGGGAGGGAGCTTCGTGCAGGAGTATCCCGAGGACGATGTCACCTGCTTCCTCACCTCCGGCCGGATGGTGTTCGATCTGCCGGCACTGCAGAGAGCCGCCGCCAGGATCCAGATCGAGGGGCCGGTGCAGCGTGCGTCGGTCCTACCGGACCGACGCGGCGGGCAACTGGCATTGGCGCCGGCGACGCTGTTGGTATGGCGCCAGCCACAGGAGGGGCGAGGCTATGTGATCGGCGCGGACGTGGGGGAGGGGCTGGCCGATGGCGACGCCTCCTGCGCCATCGTGCTGGATCACGAGTCCGGGGAACAGGTGGCCGAACTGCACGGCCGCGTCCCTCCCGAACGTTTTGCCCGCTTGCTGAATGCCCTGGCCTGGCATTACCGCAGAGCGAGGGTGGCAGTGGAGCGCAACAACCACGGTCACTCGGTGCTAAACACCCTGCAGAACGTGCTTCGCTATCCGCTGCTGTACCACCATGTGCGCTACGACTACCGCGTCGGCGACCAAATCAGCCTCGGCTGGCCCACTGATCAGTCCACCAAGCCGATCCTGGTCGACGACCTGGCTGCGGCGATCGTGGGCGGGCATGTCATCCTCCACTCCCAGTCCCTGATCGATGAGTGCATGACGTTCGTAACCACCGACACGGGATCCCAGGAGGCGCAGGCAGGGAAGTACGATGACCGGGTGATGGCTCTGGGCATCGCCTGGCAGGTCAGAAAGCGGCCGCTGTCGCGGGCCAGCACCCAGCGGCCGGAGGGATGGTGAGCACGTCATGCGGCGGCAGGCGGCTCGCGAACAGCAGTTTCCTCGCTCGCTTGAGCCATCTCTTTGTGCTAGCATGCTCCGGGTCCGATGCGGTCGCCCAGTTCACGCGGTAGAGCAGCGGCCGTGTAACCTGTGCAGCCCTGGACTGGGGCGAGGTCCTGGGTTCGAATCGCAGAGCGATGGAGCCACAGATGGCAATCGACTGGCTGTATAGCTGCTGGCCGCAAGATGGCCGGTGCCTAACCTCTAGGGGCAAACCAGCACCGCGGCCCCCCGGTGGCGGTGAGGAGCAATGCGAGCCGGAGGCGCTTCGCTTCGCCATCGCCGTTGAGGTCGCGCAGAAGTACCAGGCTGTTTGCTGGGTGGACGGCGCGCTGGGCTACCTGCCCCACTGGCTGGCCGACCCGCAGTGGTTCACACCGACCTTGGACCAATGGCGCGCGTTCTGGCAGGAGGTTGACCAACTCGGGGCCTGGGAGTGGAAGCCCAGCTATGATCCCTCTCCTGACGTGGTCATCGACGGCATATCGTGGGGGCTGGAGATGGAGTACCGCGGAAGCCGCGTCGTGACTGTCGGCAGCAACGGCTATCCGGGTGGCAGGTGGGATGACATGGGTCCGGTCTTCTACAGGTTCTTGGCCGCGGTGGATGGGTTGATCGGAGGGCGGAGATTCCGAGGTAAGGGCCGGAGGTTCTGGACGGGGGAGACTCGCGACTAGTCCCGGTGTCAGTTGGCGTGCGACAATGACCCACTTTGACGGATAATCGGCGTCGGCACTTTGACCCACCCACCACGATGGTAGAACCTGCCCGTGTCAGATGGCAATGAGACGCCCTCTGAAGCCGCTCAGCGGTGTCCCCTTGCGACTTAACAGCCACACGCTGACCCGACTGCTCAGGTTCCACCCAAGAGAGGTGACGCAGCTCGCCATCGACCTGCTGGACCACAACGTGGTCGCTGCGGGAAAGCCCGAAGTCCGCAAGAGTGTCTACAGTCTACTCGTGCTCAGCCATGTGCACTTCGGGGATACTGACGCCGAGGCCCGTCTCACGTCGCTTCTGGCGGGTGTTAGCGCTAACTCGGAGGCATTGTGCGCGACGCTGCAAAAGATTCGTGGTGCTGCTGTGTATGATGAGCAGCAATATCCCCTGTCGGCAGCAGCGGTCAGGGGCCGCGCCATCTCCTGGTACGCGCTTGTCGCACAACGTTGCCGAGAAACCTATCAAAGCGTGGTCGAGCAGCACGCAGGCCAAGCTGCGTTGCCTGAGTCTGCCCAAGACGAACTGAAGGGACCAGGCCAGACCCTCAGCACGGTGGCGGCCGAACTCGACTTCTCTGTCCCCGACCCGGAGAAGGGCAAAGGCGCTCCTCTGCCAGACTCAGCGCTTCTTCGCCTGCTTGATGAGGCCGCGGAGCTGCTTGCCCTGCTCGCTGACGTCGATTTCCCGGCCGTGCACAGCCACTTCGTCCGACTCCTCAAGAAGCTCCTTCACGTTGATCCGAAGCGAGTTGTTGCATTGCTCGCTCGATCACTCCGCAAGGAGCAAGGTTCCATCGACCTTCGGCATTACGAGTCGATGATACTGGGTGATGTGCTCGATATCGTTCACGCTCTATTGGCCGACCACCGTGATCTTGTCGAAGCAGATGACCAAGTACGCAGTGATCTGGTCCATCTCCTGGACGGCTTCGTTCGCGTTGGTTGGCCTAGCAGCAGTTTTGCGTTTTCGGTTGGTCAGACATAGGCACGCAGGGAGCGTTTGGCGTGATCGGGAGTGCAGTGGCGACTGAACAGGTGCCAGACATGATCGATCAGGTCGGCCAGCA